CTGTTAAATACTTAAACCTTTACTTTCATATATAAATATCTAAAATTATAAAAAAAAGGGACTTATATTTAAATAAATCCCTTTTTTTAATTAACTATTACTCTGGAAAAGCAGCACCTGTAGGTTGAACAGTAAAGTCTAATACAATAAACTCAGCAGTTCTTGTTGGTTGTAAGAATAATTGTCCGATTAATTGATTTCTATCAATCGTATCAGGTGTATTATTCGTTTCATCCATTACTACTCTGAATGCATTTAATCCACTTTGTGCTTGAACATTTTCTAAGAAAGGATTGACTATTCCTAAGAATCTTCTTCGTGTTGCAGCTGTATTTTGTTCAAATACAAGGAATCTTGAAGAAGAAGCGATAAACTTCTTAACTCTTATTAACAATCTTCTTACATTGATTCTATCTAAAGCACTTGATTTTTTCTGTAGTGTTTTTTGTCCAAATACAGTAACTCCTTGTCCAGGGAATGTTGCTATTGGATTGATATTTGAATCATATAATGTATCTCTTTCACCTTGAGTTAATTTTCTCTCAGCTTGGATAGCAGTTGTGATTCCACCACGATTTAATCCAGCAGGAGCAAACCACGGGTGTGCTACTTTATCATTGAAAGCATATATACCACCCAATACTACTGATGGTGGCACCCATCTTACTGTTCCAGCTACTTGTGAATCTGGTACTTGAACCCAAGGCCAATACATACCTGCAAAGTTTGAATCAACTTTTTCAGCTTCTGTTGTAGCATCTCCTACATTCTTACCTTTAATTATAGGATCTATGATTGCAAAACAATCACCTCTGTCTTCACAAATATCAATTGCTTTATTTGTTATTGGAGCATGAAGATTATGAATCAAACCAGGAAGCATTATTAAATTAACATCAAATTCATCTTGGTTTGCAATTAAGTCAAGAGCTTCTGAATAAGCAGCTCCACCATCTAGAGTTATTAAATCAGTTGGTTTAAACCCTTGTGTTTGAGCTGCGGTAGTTCCAAATCCGATTCTATCATAGAATGTTACTTCTTCAGATAATGTACCTCTTTGTATTCCACCCACATCAAGTCCACTAACTCCATCGGCACCTCCACCAAATCCACCATTTGATGAACCACTACCTTCAGCTGGTAGTGAAGCAGAAAGCAAACCACCTAATCTTATATTACCATTTTCATCTAAATAATCTACTGTTTGATTTACTTGTTCAACAGTTACAAAATTTGATTTATTTGGATAAGAACCAGTTAATTGTAAGTATTTTGTAGTTCCATCGTCTCTAACAGTGAATCTTTGGTCACCAATTGCTTTAGCAATATAATTTGGTGAATTAGGGTCAAGAGTTACATTAGTAAATGTTTCAAGAATTTGTTTTCTTTTTCTATTATCATTACCTCTTCTAACAATAACACTAAATGAACCTTTGTTGTTATTTACATTTGAAACTTCAAATCTAACATTGTGAACTGAACCACTTGTTAATAGAGCTTCTGTTGTAGCATCTCCACCATTGTATTCAGCATTATTCATTATAGCACCATCAGCTCGAGTTTTTAATATGAAAGAAGTTGCTGATGAATCTCCAGCTGAACCACCTTGCATTCCTAATGAACCACCTTCACCATCAGATGGCATATCTGAACCAAATGGTGTTGATTCTGAAATAAAACCATAAGTATTAGCACCGAAAGTAGCTCTAGCTCCAAATGAAGAACCAGTTGTTATTTCAAGGTTACCACCTGTACCAGTTCCAGATGAAGTTATGTGTACATTGGAATCATTAGCACCTAATACTTCAGTATTTACCGAAGCAGAAACAGGTATAGTAATTGTACCATCTAAAATATTATTATTTATAGCATCACGGAATCTTCTTGCAAGTACACCCAAATTAGCTTGTGTCGCAGGATCTGTATCACCATGAACAAACTCTACAAACACCTGAGTCGCACTATTTGTAAAACCAGCTGACTCTGATACAAATAGGAAGTCGACACTACCAATTGAAATTTCATCTATACTACTTGAAACAGCTGAACCAGTTGGTTGATGAAAAAATCCTAACGATGCAGAAGCTACTGTTGATGCATCTGCGGATGAACTGACTTCAGCGGTAGCTGGTCCAAATGTTCCATCCATAATTCTAATTACTGTTAATGTGTCTGAATTTTTTAAATATTCTTCAGCTGCGTGTGATGTTAAGAATTGGAATGAATCTGAACCACTTCGTATTACATCTCCAAATACCGATTGATATTCTTGATAAGATGTTACAACAGTTGGTATCCCTGCAGGACCTTTTACAGTTGGTCCAATAATACAGGCTCCAATATCAGCCACAGCAGAAGGTAAAAATGACTGGTCTATTTCGTTAGTAAATACACCAGGACTTATAATCTTTTCGGCCATTGAATTTCTCCTAAGTTAACTTTCTTCGAGGTTAAATATAATACTTGCGCATTAGTATTATTCATATATAAATATATGAATGAGCTCCCAAACGAAAATATTTTTTTTAATAATTATGATTTATTTGGTGTGAAAACACCTGTTTCAGGATTTAAACTTCCCTCACCATACTTTTCGGTGATTGAATCTAAAAATTTAGTTTCATTATCTTGAATTTCTTTTAATTTGTCTTCCAAATCAACTTCTTGTTTTTCAAGTCTAAACATAGCCATTTTAAGTTGACCAAAACTTTGTTGTATATTTACATAAGATTTTTGTATATCTTGAATTTGTTTTATTTCTTCTTCGTTGAATTTTACTTCTTCTGGCATTTATAACCTCCATTGTTTACTTATATATAAATATATATAAAAAATTTAAACGAGTGATTTATTTTCCTACTTGTTCATCTGTAGCATCACCCTCATATCCAAAAGTAACTCTTGATGGTGTTGTTTCTTTTTTCATATTCGAAACCTTATCAGTTACAACTGAATTTAAGTATTCTGGTAATAAATAAGCTTTTGATGTAACTGTAAATGTTGATTTTATAAATCTTTCTCCATCTTGGTTCATCTCTGAAGCGTCTGATATTGAATCGATGGTACAAATAAACTTTATATTAGTTCCATCACCCCAATATGTATGTGATTGGTCAACAAACGACTCAACTAATGGATTCATTTGTTCTATAAAATTTGTCCAAAGTATAAATTCATATGTGATGTCTGAATAGTTTGGCATTCCAGTTACAATGTTTTCATAAACAGGTTGAACTCCTTGTTGTACTGAAAATCTATCATATTGATTTTCTTTACCCCACCTAGCATTTCTAACTACATTAACAAACTTACCCTTAACATCATGAGGCATAGATTGTCCAGCTAATTCATTCCTTGTAACTTCTGTTCTCTTTAACATTATTAATGGAAGAATTAATGAATTATTCTTATCCCTTAATACACCTCTTTTTCTAGCAGATTTCCATCTTTCTTCATTACCATAATAAACAGGTATTTTAAAAGTTTCATTAGCGTCTCTAACCATTGGTTTCATTACATTTTTTACATGATTCAAAACCGCTGTATCAACATCCTTTAGAGTAATAGCATAATTATCTGAAAAGTTGTTACCAGGAATAATAGTAGTTTCTCTATTACCACGAATTGTAGTATTTTTTGTAGAAACTTGTTCCGCTCTATTAATACTCTCTCTACTAACCACTTGTTTATTCGTAATTTTATTTATTGCCATTTCGTCTTCTCAGTTTTTTTAGTTTATCTAATTTATTATTTACTTTACCCTTAACCTCTTCCGATTTAATACTACTCATATCAGCTTTACCAATTGCAATTTCTTTCTTAATATCTACTTCAACAGCCTTTGTGCCTGTTTGACTACTACCAGGTATATTATCTAATTTATTTAACATCTTACCCATTAATTCTTCCATTTTTAGATTACCATTAGGTTCAGGTGTGTAAGTATGTTTTCTTTCACCATACACATCTTCATCATCACCAACATTACCACTCACTTCAACCTCTGGTTTAGGTGCTTCCTTAAAGTTAGGATTAGAAGTATCATACTTAGTAATTCTTTTTCCTGTTATTTGTTGGACTGCCATTTATTTATTCCTTATTATTGAAAATTATCAACCAAATTTTGTCTATCAATAAAATAATTTTGTAACTTTTCTATTTCACCACTATCTAACTCTCTCTCGTAATACGCCATTTCAAATAAGTCAAATGCATCTGCACTATAACTATCATCACCAATCATATTTATTTTAACATCTACATCTTTAGTAAAACCATCATTAGTTCCGACATTAGTGTGGTTTATATATGCAGTAACTAACCCACCATCAGCGTATGAAGCTTTTGTTATTGTTAATAAGAATTTAGTATTGTATTCCACATCTGAAGTACATTGTAGGTTTTGAGCTGAATCATTGTCACTATCATCCTTACCCTTCATTGAAACTAAGTTAGCACCATCACTAGAATAATTACCTCTGAATTGTATTGAGTTTTCGTTTGAAGTACTATTATCTATAGCTTGTGCTAACATACTAAGTTCTGTTTCACCATCTTCATCATCACTTGCATTGTCTTGTTGTTGAAATACATAAAAAGCGGTAAATCCATCAAGTAATAAAGTATTTTTAAAACTCATTCTATCAGCCCGTGATGGACTATCTTGTGGGTCTCTATATCCAAATCTTATACCATATGAACCCGTATCAATATGAGGATTACCTACATTTGTAGTTCCGTTAGTTAATTCTGATGTATCACCATCGTGAGTAGACCCTTGAACAACTAAATGGTTGTTTTTACCACTTAAATCTGTAATTTGTGTTACTTCTTCTTGAGTTCCCCAATCTGAGTCATTCACAGAAGACGCCACAACATTTTCATTATTTCCATAATATAATAAACCTGATATTTTAAGTGGTTCTAATCTAAAGTCAGAAACATCCCCTTTATGATTATATCTTTTCTCTATAAGTAAATTAGTTTTATTTGATATTCTAGCTTCATCAATTAAGATTTGATTTTCATTAAATACTTTTTTAGCAATATTATGATTTAACTCATTTAAATATTTATTTTCTGGTATTTCCAACCACTCTTCCCAATTTAATTTTTTATCACCTTGTTTTTCTTTTGAAATACTTGTTAATAATTTAACTAAATTAAAAGTTCTTAAATCAGATGTTTCTTTAATAAATTTAGCAAAATCATCTTGTTTATCATTTATTAAACTTTCAAAATTTTCTGTATTTTTCAATCTATTTTGTAATTCTTTTTTATCTCTCATAGACTCTGATAATTCAATATTTTGTTGAGATAAATTTTTCATTTCCTTTGATAGTGAATTTATTTTTTCTTTTAGTTTTGAAATATATTCTTCTTTTTCTTTTAGTTGTTTTTTATTTTTTTCATTAATTTTACTTTCATACTCTGCTAAATTTGTTTCATTATTAACTTTTTTTAATTCTTCTAATGATTGTTTTAAACTATTTATTGTCTCATCTCTAGATATAATCATACTTTCATAGTTAGTTAAATTACTCTTATATTCATTTTTATTATTATCTATTTTCAAGTTTAATTCATTTATATTTTTTTTGAAAGTATTAATTTTATCTTTTTGTTTTTCTTCTAATTCTTTTTTAATTTTTTTTGTTGTTGTTTCTTTTATTATATTTTTAAAATTTTCTGAATCATATAATTTTTTTTCTAAAATAGTTTTTTCGTTAGCAGTTTCAGATAAACTCGATACTTTTTCCGATAAGTTTTCTACTTTTCCTTTTAATTCAGATATATAATTTTCTTTTTTATTTAACTTCTTTTTAAATGTATCATTTTCTAAAATCAAAAAATTTTTACTTTCTTCAAGTTTAGTATTTAATTCATTTATTTTTTGTTTGTCTTTAGTATTTGTTATTTTTAATTCTTGAATTGTACTACTTAAATCTTTTAATTTTTTATTATTTTCTGTTAACACTTGTTTGTGTTCATTTATAATATCGTTTCTATCTTTAATATCATTTTCAAGATTATTCATTTTAAAAATATAATCTTGATAAGTTTTTTTAATTTCTAATTGCAATTCTTTTTTAGAATTTTTAGAATTTTGTAACTTAACATTTAAATAATTTATTTTAGTTTTTGTTTCTTTGATAATGTTTAATGAATTTTTAATTATATTATTTTTATAAGAAAGTCTTTCATCTTTTTTATTAAGTTCTTCATATAATAAATCAGTTTTTTGTTTTACTTCTTTAATAATATTTTCTTTTGATTGAAGTTGATTTATATAATCTTTTTCTTTTATTGAAAATGTACCATCTTCAAATTGTTTTGATTTATTTAATTCTTGAACAAGAAAGTTTTTTTCTTTTTCCAAATTTAAAACCTGATTTGATAAATTTTGAGCTTCTGATTCTAACTTTTCAATAATTTTTTCTTTGTCTTGTATCTTATCTTCATATTGAGAAGTTATTGGTTTTCCACTAAATCTTTCTTTTAAAATATCTAAACTCATTATTTAGGCCTTTCTTCTATTTGCAACGATGATAATCTTGAACGATTAGCAGTTGCTACAATATTATGTTTAAAATTTGGATGTCCACCAAATAATTGTGGTTCTGTTGTACCATTGATTTCCCAATAGTAATCATTCCAATCCACAATGTCACCCATTTCAGGATAAAAATTCAATGAACCACTTGCAAGATTTTCTCGTTGAAAATACATTGTTATATTAGAATTTAAATCAGAACCAAATTCATCTTGAATAATTTCAGGTTCAGCATAATCAATTAAACAATTTACTCTAAATCCAATGTCATAGTATTTTGTTGTTGATTCACCATAGATATTTTCATTTGTTTTATCTACATTAACCTTGTAAATATCAACTGATTGTCCGACAATTTCGTCAATCAATTCTTCATTCATTTGATTAATTAAATCAAATTCTTTTTGTGGTATAAAAAATGGTTTTGTTTGTGACATTTATTTATCCTATGTATATTTTTAATGGAGCTTTATTTAATACCTGTTGTTGGGATTCAGCTACTTCTTGTTCTTTTCTTGAACCCTCTGCTAGTGATACTGATTCTAAAAACTCTTTTAACTCTTCTAAAAGATTTGCTTTTTCTTCTCTACCTTCAGCTTTTAAACCTTCACCATCCATAGATACTTCACCATTTGGTAATGGTAATGAAGCGTATTTACTTCTGATGATTCCTAATAGTTCTTTAGCAAGTGCTAGTGTAAATTTTCTAATCCAATTTCTACCACTTGAATTAATTTCTGAGTATGTCAAGAATTTATAAGGTATATTCGATGGGTCTGACACTTTTGAATTTGTGTAATCTCTCGTTGTTAGTTGTTTCTCACCTTTCACATAATAGTGAAAATAAATTTTATTACCCTCATCATCTGGTTCTGGATGTGGAAATATTCTCATTTTATTATTTATAATTTCAAAAGAATAAGCTGATTTTCTTACTAAATCATTTGTTTCAATTGCATTAGCTCTAGCCAAATCATAAGACATTGGTCTTAATATATAAGATACTGCTGGTGATACATTACCGAATCCGAATGAATCTAATAACTCAATGTTATCATATGTTCCAGCGAATGGGTCATAAAATTTAGATATAGCAGCAGGGCCTTGATTAAAAACTTTCTGTATTTCTAATCTTTTATCTAAATGTGAAGCACTAATATTTGATTCAGTTTCTAAATCATAAACTTGTTTTGAACCAGTTATTGTGATTGAACCAGTGTGCATTGTAACACCACCACCTACATTTACAGCCTCACCATATTGTTCTGATAATAAAAATGTTGAACCCATATGTGCAGCTTCTGGTTCGTGAGAACCTGTAGCACCTAAAACAGAGCCACTTTCTCTATTACTTGAACCATAATGTTCCCACATCCAATTCTTTGTATTGTAGTGATTAATTTGTTGTGAGTATTCTGATACTGCTTCTTCTAAACAAGCGTACATTGAACCACTACCAAATTCTAATTGCATAACTGGATGTCCAAGTTTTCTAGCAACATATTTACAAACTGTCAAACTATCATTTTGAAATTCTGAATCATTATCATAAATTCCATGTGGTGTTTGTCCTGTTGTGTAGGTACTTGGGTCTTCATATATAAAGTTAAATTTTGACATTTACATTCTCCAAAATGGGTATAATTCTTCATATATAAATATCAAATAAAACAAAAAAGGGTGAGAAATAAATCCCACCCTTTTAAGTTGTTTTAATTAAAGTTAATTATTTTTCTTTATTCCACCATTTTTCTTTATGGTGTTTTTTTATAGAACCTATGTTTATATCCCACGATATATTCATAGTATCATCCATAGTATCTAAAGAATAATCTTTACCATATTTTTCTTGTATTTTTTGATTAACATAAGCTTCAACAAATTGTTCAAGTTTATCCATTTTAAGATTTTCATTCTCATCTAAAAGATTTTGTTTTATACCTAATTCATCACCTTTAAAATGACTCATTAGTTCATTAAAATTAAATTTTAGATTTAAATCAACATCTTCAAAAAACTGAAGAGAACCTATTTTTTTCATATAACCTCCGTAAATTTAAAAATTAACCAACACACAGTACTTTAAATGAACCTACTCCAGCTACAGAACCTGTAATAGCGGATGAACTTGTAATAAATAATTTATTACTTGTTGTAGCAGCACCGCCTTGGTCAGTAAAACCAGAAAATGTTATATTAGCTCCAGCGACTGTTAAAGGTCCAGTAATTGTTCCACCATCAAGTAAAGACACCGCAGTTTCTTTTTTACTTACTTTATATTTTCCTATTCTTGTTGCCATTTTATTTCTCCTAAATGTTGAGTCACTACTCTCTAGGTTTATTAATTTTTTTATACTAACCATGTTTAGTGACTACTTTGGCTAGTAAATTATATATTATAATTCATATATAAATATCAAATATAAAAGAAAAACCCCTACAAAAAGTAGGGGCTTTTCAACTAAGTTAACCTCCTCATATTAAGAGGTTAGTAAAGAATTAATTAACTTATACTAAGTTTAAGTCTTTACAATGGATTTTACCATAAAACTCAGGTCTAATCATCTTCTTAGCATATCGTGTCATTACACCTTTTCTTGGTGTGAAGTCACTTGGATCATATACTAATGGAGTCATGATTAGTGGTACATATGGAGAATACACCGCACCAGTTTCAAGGAAGTTACTTCCTCTGAAACCAACAAGTATTGTATTTTCAGTCATATAAGGATTCTTATAAACAGTAAATCTGTTTTGTAATTGTCCTGCAACTTGTACTCCAGCTGCAAACTGAGTTTTATTTCCATCTGTATTAACCATATATCCTGGAATTGATTCCAAGATAGTAGCTACAGTCGGTGAAACAACTATAAAGTTAGCACCACCTCTAAGAGTTAATCTTTGGATTTCGTTAGAAACCTTTTGGACTTTACCCAATAGAGTTTGATACCATTCATATCTTGTTCCATAGAATGTTGTAATGTCCCAACCACCTTCATTGGTACCTGTTCCATTATAATCTTCACCTGGAGTAGCAGACCAGAAATCAACTGTTACTGCATCTGATACTAACATATCTAAGATTTCTAAATCGATTTCCATAGAAATGTATTCAGATAACATAGATGTTAATTCAGCTTCAGCATCAACAGAATGATAAGCATTTAAGTCTTGAGCTAACTCAGGAGACCATACAGCTTTTAGTTTTCTTGTTTTCGCTACGATAGCAGAAGACTTCAATTGTAAGTCAACTTCAGGTATTGCAAGTGTATCAACAGTAGCATTACCAACAGTATCTTCAAAATCACCTCTGTTAGCTTCAACTGGTTGTTGAGTATATATTAGTTGTATATTACTATGGTCACCTGCACATCTGGTTGCTGTTGATGAACCACTTACATAAAATTCAACTCTATTGTTTGCAGAATCGAATTTAGTAAATTGAGCTAATGATTGTGATATATCACCACCAGTAGCAGCATCACCAGTAGAACCAGTAATATTCCAAGATCTAACAGCTTTTGTATCAGCGTTTGTTAAACCACTCGCATCTAATACAATTTTTACAATGTTACCAGCGGCAACAGATGCTGAAAACTCTTGGTTAAAGTTAAGTTCTTTATAAGTAGCAGAACCTGAACTTACCATCTCACCAATAACATAACCTTGAGTTGCTTGATTGATTGAATAATCATATCTACCTTCACCATAAAGACCACCTACACCATATGGAGCATTTGAACCTGATGGATTGTTAGGACCAGTTTTACCACCAATTGATGTTACACTTTTACCATCTGTTATTTCTTCAGTGCTTGAACCATATCCTTCAACATTAGATTTACCATATTTAAAGTCTAAGTAAAATACTAGACCAGATGGTAAGTTCATTGGTTGAACTGATACAAAGTCTTGAGCTGCAATCTCACCAAAGATTCTACGAACCAAAGGAAGAGCAACACCAGACCATTCTT